GCTAAATATCGCTCCGAATCTTTAAAATTCTTTAACAGAGAAGCTCAAGCTGTTAGAGGTATGCAAAATGTTGCTAGAGGTTATAGTAAAGGAATCTCTAACGACTTAACAAGAGCTATATATGTTCGAGGTCAGGCTTTAAAAGCTTACGAGAAAGGCTTTACTTCCTATATGGGAACTAAAGAAATGGCTCAATCAGTAGAAGCGGGTCGATCTAGAACTGCTGGTAGAAAAGGTATGCTTGCTTTATTACGAGCTCAAGGTGCCTTAGAGAACTCAGTATCACAAGAATTTGGTGCAAACATGCACAGACGATACAGAGGTAGACTAGAACAAATGCAGGCTAAACAAGCCGCAGTTATTAATCAGCTAGGTGTACGTCCAGAATATGGAGCACCTGTATTGATGCCTCCAAGTGACAGATTGAGTGGTGCGTTAAGTATTGCAAGTCAGATTGCAAGTACTGCTGCGTCGTTACACGGTATACCAATGCCGGGTACAAGTGGTACTACATCACTACTCGGATTACCAATGTAAGAATTATGGCAACAGTAGAATCATACTTTGAGTCGTTAGGAAGGCAGACCTCCAAGCCTTTCCTAGACGAACAAAACTTATACACCGAAACCGAACCTGATTTAACCAAAGCGGTTAATGAAAATATTGATAACGAAATAAAAGATACGTCTCAATTTTTTAAAGATAATATTGAGATGTATAAACAATTAATAAAAGTTAGAGACGATAGGATAAAGAATTTATTTCAATTAACAAAATCCGGAGCTCCTGTTGTTGCAGCTTATGCAGAGCAACAAGACAGATTAAAGAAGCTAGATGTCTTAATGTCTGAAAAGACAAAAATTAAGTTTAGAGATGAAGGTATAAATTTTCAAGAACTAACAGGTAAAAACTTAGTTGAATTAAATAAAGAATTAGGTACAGCTCAAAGAGAAATAGAACAAAACGGTTTCTATGTTACAGAAGGTGCTGATGGAGAGGAAATAACGATTCGCACCAGCAAAGAGTTAAATCAATACGCTTTAATGATTGCTGGGCTCTCAACTACTAACGGACGAGAGACTGGACAACATGCTATAAAGTATCTTCCTAAGTTTATTCAGATAGCAATGCAAGATATGCCGCATGAAAATGGGCGTTATTTTCAAGATTTAACACTAGATGAACAGGTAGAATGGTGGAGGAGTCTTCGAGCATATTATATAGGAATGTGGCAACAGAAAGATGACAGGTTCAGTGATGGGCTTGTTGTTAATATGTTACTCCCTGCATTTGATAAAGTAGAGGAATCATTCTATTCACAGATTCTTCAACAAGATGATGATGCTACTAAGGTTGTACTTAATGAAGGTAATTATAAAGAAGGTCTCAGTACTATCATTACTCAAGGAACTAACATTCTTAGTAATGAGTCTTACACAGCTTCTGATAATAAAGTTATAGATGGGTTTTGGGGAGAGAATGGTTATTATCAAAAAAGACTTGCCTATTGGACAGAATATCATGATGGTAATAAAGAACAAGCTCTTGAATCCCTTGACCAAGAATTAAGACAACTTTTAAAAAGAGGTATTGAGTCTGGAGAACTTCAATCAGATGTACTAGATGCAGTCTTTACAGAGTGGACATTCGCAAATAAAGACGGCAGCGGTATGACAACATTTATGGACTTAAATACGAGAAGTAGAAATCTAGTCTCGTATATTGATAACTTACTAGATGCTAAAACTCAAGCTTTAAATTTAGATACACTGGAAAATAAGCTACAAACATATGAAGCGAATTTAGAAAAAAATATCTATATGACTCAAGAGCAGTTTAATGAGTATATACCTTATGCTGGATCTAATCCAGATTTGTATAAAAATGCTTTAGCTATCTTTGAGAAGGGTCAGCAAGGAGGAATGGAGTCTAATGAGTTTGCTGTTGTTGATAACTTACTTCAAAATAAAATATCTGAGTATGTAAACGCAAACAAAGACACGTTTGGCATAAAAGAAGACGCTACTAATATAGATAGATTACTTATTGCTACTGCATCTGCAATAACACCCGCTATTAATAGAAAATACTTTGAGTATTATGAACAATATTTAACCAAGTATGAGAATGTAGAAGATGCTAAGAATAAGGCTCTTGAAGCGGTCATTGCAGATATTGATGCTGGTAAGTTTAACTCAGGTTTACAAGACTTAGCTGATTCTAATTATGAATTTAAAAATGTAGAGGACTTAGGTAGAAGTTTTGAAACTATGATAGCTGAGGATAACGATGGTTGGTTAACAACTAATACAGCTCATGAAGGAGAAATGCCTCATCTTCTGATAGGTAGAAAATCTCTCCTTGATGGAGGACCAATGCCCGCTATCTATAGACAGTTAGCAAAATTATATCCAGATCTAAGTGCTGAAAATTTATTGTATGAAAGACTTGTAGCTGTAGGTTTAATTGATCCTAACGATCCAAAGTTTGCAATGTATGGGTTAAGGTTAATAGCAGAGACTAATATACAAGAATCTAGACTATTAACTCACTTTCCAACCATGACTAAGGCTTTAGAATTTGCATCATTAAATGCCGAGCAGTGGGCTACAGAGACTACGAAATTACATGTACCAGAAGCATTAGAACATTTTGATGGCTATGGTGCGTTTAAAGCGGAAAATGGAGATTATAGTACAGATATTAATCTAACAACTATGCCACTATTTTCAGAAGAAACTGAAGGTACTGAAGATATTGATAGTATTGCAGAATTACTCGCTGATAATCCAAACGCTGAGTTTGGTATCTACGGTATGAAAGGATCTGATTTAAGTTTAGTATTAAGTTATTTAGCTGATAATAAACTTATAACAGGAAACGAAGTTTTTGATGAGAAGTTTCAACTCAAGCTATTAATGACTAAAATAAAGTTAAATCAAAATGGTCAGTTAGCATTTACTGGAGATGCGAGTTACTTAAACTTATCTACTATTAACGAGGAAGACCAAGCTGAGTTTAGTAGATTGGTAGGAGAGGATGGTGATAATATTCCTCTATTTAACAGATTAGAGTTTTTATTACCATATATTGTACGCTATAGAGTTAACACAGAATTGTAATGGAAGAAGAATTAAGATACGACCCTACGGGATTACCCTCTGACGAAGACCGAGCGGCATTTGATGATATTAACGATAGGTTAAACGAAAGTGCTGAACGGGGTGAAGAAGAGAAGAAACAATTCACCGAAGTTAGAGACGATCCACGTAACTCAGAAAACTGGGGACTCGGTGGAGTAGCAAAAGAAATAGGAAGTGCAATCCAAGGGGGTCTACAAGATACAGCATCTTCCGTTACAACTTTTGCCGAAAGAACCACTGATGCTCTCTCTGGCGAGATGGCTCGAGAGAAAGAAGAAAAAGGGTACTACAGACCAGAATGGGACCCTTTTGTAGATTACGACGATCCTATAGTAACTAAAACATGGTGGGGTCAACTACTACGAGGAACAGTTCATTTTGGCTCTATGGCTATAGGTACTGTTCTAGCTGCCAAAGGATTAGCTGCTACAGGTATTCCTTTACTTGCAGCTGGTGGTGCCGGTCTTATGGGCATGGGTAATATCACCAGAGCTATGGCTATAGGTGGTTTATCTGACCTTGTTTCTAAAGAGTCAGATGGTCATAATGCTTTAGGTAGCTTACGTGACCATTATGGTTGGATGGATACACCACTGTCAACTAGAGATACTGACCATCCTATTATGATGAAAATGAAAAACATCGTAGAAGGTATGGGAATAGGACTTGTATTTGATGGAGTAGGCTTCTTACTAGGTAAAGGTAGTAGAGGTGTTAAAAATCAAATTATAAGACGTAATGGTAGTATAGAAGATCAGACAACTACCCAAGCTTTAGCACAGCTCCGTAGAGGAGAAACTGAATTTAGAGCGGATAAGAACAGACCTGTTGCTGCTAGGCATCAAGGTGCTCATACATCTACTGTTGAACCCGGACAGGCTAGAGAACAATTAAAGAGAACTAGAACTGATTGGGGATCTGAAGATGGATCTACTGGTGGTGTCACTACTGCTGTTGAAAGAGAGCGTATTGCAAGATACGGTGGTACTACAGATGAGATTGTTGAGACTACTCTTAAAGGTTTAATGAGTGATGAGAAGTTTAAAGTAGAGCTAGAGTCTGTAAAAGGCGATAGAAAAGCTTTAGCTGATGTTTGGCGGGATGCTGTAACAGAGTTTCAAAAGATAACTAACGGTAGAGAACCTGTAGACATGACTCCAGAGGAGTATCTTACTGACCTATTTGACAAGCAAAAAGCTGTCTTACCTATGGGTGATGAAGTATTTGAAACTTGGTCTGCTCAAACTGTTGTAACAGCTGATTTAGTTGTAGGTGATTTACTTAAAAAACTACGTGATACAGGTATAGCTGGTAGAGAACTTGCTAATTGGGTAGCATTAGACGACGTAGATGGTCCAGCAAAACAGATTGTTGACACTATGTTAACAGCTTTATACCAAACAAAGAAATCTAGGTTTGTTGCATCTGATTATTTCAGACAGTTTGGTGCTGGTAAAACTAGGCAACAGCTAAACGACGCAGTAAATCAAGCCGTTCAGTCTGAAATAGAGGATGTTAAAGAGTCTATTATGTCTATTCTTAAGATATCTAAAGATAGCAAAGATGATAACTTATTAAATGCGTTATTTGAAGCGTTCTCTATGATGAAGAATGTAAATAATTTAGATGACTTTGATAACTGGGCTAGGAAAATACTAAAAGGTGGTCAAATTGATGAGACAGGACCAGACCGTACAGGTGCTTTGATACGGAGCTTACAAGAAATGGTAAGTCACAGTATATTAAGCGGACCTAAAACCCCAATGCGGGCACTTTTAGGTACAGGTACTGCAACATTTCTAAGACCATTACAAACTTTTATGGGAGCGATGATACGTTACCCATTCGACGGAGACTCAACTACAATCAGAGCTAGTCTTTCTTCGATGAATGGTATGCTGGAAGCTATACCAGAAGCATTTGATTTGTTCTTTACTAAGTTAAACGGTTACTGGAGTGGTGAATTATCATCAGTTAAAACAAGATATACTGAATTTACAAAAGGAGACGCAAACTGGGAGCTGGTACGTAGATGGGCAGAAGATAGTGGTCGAGCTGATAAAGTTGACCGTGCTATATTCGCCTTTACTAACATGGTACGTAATGTAAATAATAATAATTTCTTTACTTACTCCACTAAGATCATGGCGGCAACCGACGACGCCTTTGCGTTTTTACTTGGTAGAGCTAAACTGAGAGAAAAAGCGATGCGTCAAGTCTTAGATATGCAAGGTAATGGTATTGAACTACCAAAAATTACACCAACATTAATGCGAGCATATCAAGATGATTTTTATAGTCAGATATTTGATGCAAACGGTAATTTAGTAGATGAAGCTGCAAACTTTGCACGTAAAGAAGTTACACTTACCCAAGAACTTACAGGCTTTGCAAAAGGTCTAAACGACGTTTTAACAGCTAACCCATACGTAAGACCATTCTTTCTATTTGCTAGAACTGGTGTAAACGGATTAGCGTTAACAGGTAAGCATACACCCGGTTTTAATTTCTTAGTTAAAGAATTTAATGATATAGCTTTTGCAGACCCATCTAACTTAGCTCCTCTTAAAAAATATGGTATTAATACTGTAGAAGAACTAGCTAACGCACGTGCTTTACAAACAGGCCGATTTGCTATGGGTTCTGCTATAGTATTCCTTGGAATCAACTCTTGGATGTCTGGTAGATTATCAGGCAACGGACCAGCTGATAGACAGAAACGTCAAGGTTGGATAGATGGAGGGTATATACCAAGAACTATACAGCTAGGAGAAGTAAGAGTAGGCTATGACTCTATAGAACCATTTAACCTTATACTATCTACAATCGCTGATGTCGGTGATGCTAGTATGCTTATGGGTGAAGAATGGACAGAAAGAGAATTACAGAAAATATCATTAGTTATAGCACAAGCTATATCTAGTAAATCATACTTAGCTGGTATTCAACAACTCGTTGATTTAGCTGCTGGACGCCCCGGTCAGGTAGAACGTATCGCAGCTAGCCTTATGAATAATACGGTACCTCTAGCTGGTTTACGTAATGAAATGGGACGCCTTATTACTCCTTATATGAGAGAAATAAACTCAGGTGTATTCCAGTCATGGCGTAACAGAAACTTAGCATCAGAGAATATCCCCGGAGTAACCCCGTTACCTATTAAATATGATATGTTAAACGGTAAACCGATTAGAGACCACGATTTTCTAACTAGAGCGTTTAATGCTATCAGTCCTATTTCTATTAATTTAGAAGAATCAGACGGTAGAACTTTCCTATTTAATAGTGGATACGATTTACGTATGTCCACATACTATGCACCTGATGGTACTAATTTAACTGACCATCCTGAGATTAGATCAATGTTCCAACAAGCTATTGGAAAGTATAATCTTGAATATGAATTAACTAAGTTAGCTAAAGATCCTAAGATTATCGCATCTATGCAATTAATGTATAGTGATATAAGAGCTGGAAGACGTGGTGAGTTTGACGCTAGAGATTACTACCATAACCAAGTTATTGATAGATTATTCAAACAAGCTCGAAAAGCAGCATGGAGAGATATCATGCGTATAGACAAGATTGCTATATTAATAGCTGAACAAAAAGCTAAAGAGGCACTACAAGCAAGGAAATCAAATCAATCTTCCTCCTTATTAACTATGTATAAATAAATGGCAAATCAACAAAACTCGTATACGGGAAGTCAGGGAACAGGTACTAATAATGCTGATTTTAGTTTCACCTTTCCGTCATTTACAACAAGCGAGGTAAAAGTAGAGGTTGATAATGTAGTCAAAACTCTCACCACCCACTATACCGTCGAAAATTATAATACTACATCTGGTGGTACAGTTAGATTTACCACCAACAATATACCTACAGGTACTACACCTGTTCGTATATTTAGACAAACAGACGTCGATGCTTCTAAAGCTACATTTACAGCCGGTTCCTCATTAAAAGCCGGTGAGCTTAATGCTAACTTTAAACAAATACGTCACGCACTCCAAGAAGCTATCGGTGCAAACGCAACTGATAGAAAAGTTCAAGAGTTTAATATAGAAGATGACGCTATCACCACAGCTAAAATTAAAGATGATAACGTAACATTAGCTAAGTTAGGTGGTGGTGCATTACCTACTGACATTACAGTAGCTAGTGCTAATATTGTTGATGGTACAGTAGTTAATGCTGACATTAATAATAGTGCTGCTATAGCTGGTACTAAAATCTCACCTGATTTTGGTTCACAGAATATAGCAACAACTGGAACTGTAGATGGAAGAGATGTATCAGCAGATGGTACAAAATTAGACACTATAGAAACTAATGCTAAGGATGACCAGACAGCAGCTGAAATTAGAACACTTGTAGAAAGTGCTACTGATAGTAATGTATTTACAGATGCTGACCACAGCAAATTAAATGCAATAGAAGCTGGTGCCACAGCAGATCAGACAAATGCAGAAATTAGAGCAGCTGTAGAAGCTGCATCTGACAGTAATGTATTTACTGACGCAGATCATAGCAAGTTAAATGCTATAGAGGCTGGTGCTACAGCTGACCAAACTAACGCAGAAATAAAAACTGCATACGAAGCTAATGCGGACACTAACGAGTTTAGTGATGCAGAGCAAAGCAAGCTAGCTGGTATAGAAACATCAGCTACAGCTGACCAGACTGCTAGTGAGATCAAAACACTGCTACAATCTGACAAGCTTACTCTGTCTGAGATGAACACCACATCTTTAGATGGAAGATACTTTACAGAAACTGAACTAACAGGTGGTGCACTAGATGGTAGATACTATACTGAAACAGAAGCTGAAGCTAAGTTCCTTAGACAGGACTCTAGTGAAACTATTGCTAGTGGAGTCTCTTGGTCTAACTCTGACGCATTTGTTGCTACTACAGCTGCTATCAATGCAAGGATAATTGACCTTATTGATGACGTAGGTGGTTTTACAGCTATTGCAAACCAGACAAGTTTTCCATCAACTAACCCACAGGGATCTACAGGTCAGGCAGCTATACTAAGTATTGCAGCTACAACTGCTACTCTAACTCCTAGTAGTGGAACTATAACCATTCCTAACGGAGCTGGTACAGGAAATACTGTTACTATAACTGGTGCACCTACAATACCTCAAAACTTTGGATTCTTAGTAGAGTCAACATCTACAACACATACATATAGTTTCCATAGATTAGTACCTATAGCAACACAAGTTAATACTGTTGCAACAAACATAACTAATATTGTAAATGCTGGTGCAAACGTTGTAGACATCAATAACTTTGCTGACATATATCAGATTGCCGGTAGTGCTCCTACACAAAGAGCAGATGGCACATCATTACAGGTAGGTGACCTATGGTTTGATAGCAGTAACGATAACTTAACTGTATGGAACGGTAGTGCATTTGCGACTATTACTCCTTCTCAGTCAGTTCTTGATGACGTAGCTATTGTATCTGGTGCTATAACATATAGTGAAGATTTAGGTCTTATTACTAATGCTGCAACTACAGGTAGTTCTAACGGCTCGTTAGATATTGTAGCTGATGCCCTAGAAGATGAGATAACATTTACTGTAACTGCATCTGGTGGTAAGTTTTATATAGATGGTGCCCAAGCCCCTGCACTAACATTATACAAAGGCTGGACATATACATTTGATTTAAGTTCTAATACTCTTGGATCTCATCCATTACGTTTCCAAAGTGGTGGGAGTGTTTATAACACTGGAGTAACTGTAACAGGTACTCAAGGTAGTGCTGGAGCAAAGATACAACTTGTAATTCCAGAATCACAACCAAGCGGTTTCCAATATTACTGTACAAACCACAGTGGTATGGGTAATGATATTACAGTTAAAGATGATCCTATTAAAACAGTATCTGATAATGTAGTTAAGATTATTGCTGTAGCTGATAACTCAACTAATATCAATGCAGTTAATTCAAACAAAACAAATATTGATGCTGTAGCTGGTAATCAGTCTAATATTAACTCAGCAGTTTCTAACGCATCTAATATAAATAGTGCAGTTAGCAATGCGTCTAATATAAATAGTGCAGTTTCTAACGCAACAAATATAAATACAGTTGCTGGAAACAACTCTAATATTACAGCTGTAGCAAATAACTCAAGTAATATTAACAGTGCGGTATCTAACGCTAGTAATATTAACACAGTTGCTGGTTCTATAACCAACGTTAATACTGTAGGAAGTAATATTTCTAATGTAAACAACTTTGCTGACAGATATCAAATAGCATCCTCTAACCCATCAACAGATGGTGGTGGTAACTCACTAGCTGCCGGAGACTTGTACTTTAATACTTCAGCTAACGAGCTAAAAGTATATAATGGTTCAGCTTGGCAAGGCGGTGTTACAGCTACAGGTAACTTTGCAGCTACAACTGGTAATACATTTACTGGTAATAACACTTATAACGACAACGTAAAACTTCTGTTCGGTACAGGTGCAGATTTAGAAATTTATCATACTGGTACTGGTTCTGTAATTGATGATGTTGGTACAGGGCATATACATTTTAGGACTAGTGGGTCTAACAGAATAAATGTTACTGCTAATGGTGCTGAACTTTGTTTTGGCGGAAGTAAAAAACTAGAAACGGTAGCCAACGGAGCAACAGTAACAGGACTACTTACAGCAACAACGATAGATGGATCTGCTGGCGATAACTTAACACTCGATTTCGGAACACTTTAATGGCAAAATTATTAAAACTAAGACGTGGTACAACTACGCAACATAGTAGCTTTACCGGAGCCGAGGGTGAAGTTACTGTAGATACAGACAAAGAAACTCTTGTCGTACATGACGGCTCAACAGCTGGAGGTCATCCAGTAGCAGCAGAGGATTTGGCTAACGTGTCATCCTCTACTATAGCTGGTAGACTATCCAACGACTCTCTAGCAGTAAGTAAGATTGCTGCTGGTACACTACCATCAGACGTAAAAATACAAGATGCTAACATATCTGGAAACTTAACGATAGCTACAGCAGATATAAATAATGATGCTGTAACGCAGGCAAAAATAGCAGACGATGCTGTAGGAGGTGCTCAACTTGTAAATGGAAGTGTTACCTCAGTTGCGATTGGTAGTGATGCAGTTACCACAGCTAAGATTGCAGATCAAGCAGTCACACTAGCTAAACTAGAACATGGAACATCTAGTAATAATGGAAAGTTTCTAAGAGCTAATAATGGTGCAGACCCAACTTTTGAAGTAGTTAATACAGATCTAGTAGCTGACACATCACCACAGCTAGGCGGTGACTTAGATTTCAATGGCAATAACGCTTTACTACAAGGTCCCGGCGGTAACGTTAACACAAACTGGGATAATGACTCATGGGAAAAAATATTATTTGATAATAGCTATAACTCAAGTGCTCAAGGACCAAATAAAATTGTTTTACAAAATGATAATAACTGGAAAGCTGGATTTGGATTAGCTGCTGATGAAGTTGGTATGTATTCTGGAGGTGATATCGCTTTTTATGGAAATACTACAGATTCAACTGCATCAACCAAAGAAACTTTAGCTAAATTTATATCTGACGGAGCCGTAGAGTTATATCATAACAACAGTAAAAAGATTGAGACAACCAGTTCTGGAATTAGCGTATCAGGAGACATCGCAGTATCAGGAACAGTTGACGGTGTAGACGTAGCAACTAGAGACACATTATTTGGTGGGCTAACATCTAGTTCTGGAGTGCTTACTAACGGTGTAACCGCAACAACACAGGGCACATCTGACAACTCCACTAAGGTTGCTACAACTGCATATGTAACTACAGCAGTTGGTAACGCAGAACCATTCCCATCTGGGACAAAGATGATTTTCCAACAGACATCAGCTCCTACAGGATGGACAAAAGTTACATCTAGTGTAGACAACAAAGCTCTTAGAATTGTATCTGGAAGTGTATCATCTGGAGGAAACCAAGCGTTTACTTCAGCATTTGCAAGTAGAACTCCAGCCGGTAGTGTTGGTGCAAGCGGAAATTCTACCGCATCATTTAGTGGTAGTGTTAGTAGTAACACAGGTAACGCTGGAGCATCAACCAGTAGTGTATCAACAAGTGGAAACGTAAACAACCACACGTTGTCTAATTCTCAAATGCCTAGTCATAGTCATAGTTTCACTATGAGATACCAAGACTACTATGATAACTATCACGCTCCACAAAGAACATCAAGTGGTTCAAGTGGTTCAGCCAACCAAAATACAAACAACTCAGGTGGTAGTAATGCTCACTCACACGGATTCTCTGGGTCTAGTCACAGCCACAACGTAAACAATCACTTCCACAGTTTTAGTGCAAACTTTAGTGGTAATACTGGAAACCATACACATAACGCTGGTAGTTTTTCAGGAACAGCTATGGACTTTGCAGTTCAGTATATTGACGTAATTATAGCAACTAAGGATTAATGACACAGTTGAAACCCGGGACACTCTGCCCGTTAATCGGGGAAGACTGCCGTGGACTTGAATGTTCATGGTTTACACAAGTACGAGGAACTAATCCACAAACAGGCGACGATATTGATGAATGGGGATGTGCAGTTACATGGCTCCCCATGCTTCTTATAGAGAACGCAAATCAATCGAGACATACAGGAGCAGCAATCGAATCGTTTAGAAACGAGTCTGTTAATACCAGTAATATGCTAGCTGCTATGAGCCAAATGCCAAAATTAACAAAAGTTATAGATCATGACAACTAAAAATGTATGCGTCATTGTTCCAGACAAAAGTATATCAGTAGATGGCGAAGGTTATCAACTAGAAACTTGGTCTTTCGATGATGCAAAAACTTGGGCTATTCAATGGAATGGTTCAACAAAAACAGGAGATATTGAACCAGCTCCAGTAAACGGAAAGATAGAAGGCGGTAATGAAGATATTACTGAAAAAGATTATGATACAAAGGTTAAGCCTTATGTAGATGCTTGGGAAGTTGAAAAAGCTAAACAAGCTGAACTACAGGCACAGGCTGAAAAAGAAGCAGCTGAAGCTTTAGCAACTAAAATTGCCAACCGTGCAGCAGTTAGAAAATTAGGCAAGATACCTGTTGAAGATCAAGTAGCAGTTTACTCTAAAGGTACAACATCAGTGTGATTGAACAGCTATTCTCTATACCTGTACTAAATACTAAAGTAAAAAATTTTAGTCAAATACAGAATGAAATTACAGAAGGTTTAAAGAAAAGTAAATTTACACTTAACCCTGATTGGGGTAGAACTCATTACTTATCTGACCCTACGTTTTCAGAGAATTGGCTTGTTAAACATAATTGTAACACCCTAATGTCTGAAATAGATAAACATGTAGAAGAGTATAAACATCTCTTACATAAAGATAAAAAATATGAATTGATAAGCTCTTGGGTAGCTTTATTTAAGGAACATAATTATGGGCATATCCATAAGCATGGTCTTGGTATATCCGGAGTTTATTATTATAAAGTTAAAGGTAGTACAGGTAATTTATTTTTTAGATCTGACAGAGGGTGGCAGGGTCGATTAGCAGCAGAAAGCGAAGAAGGTCGTTTGTATTTGTTTCCTAGTGATCTCGAACACGGGATTACCACAAATACAACTAATACATCAAGAATTAGCATCTCATTCAACTTCAAATAATACCCCTACCTCAAGCCCCTGTTCTAGAAACAATATCTATACCTTTACCTTCAGCTGACGTTCCTTACTACAAACCTATGGTTGTTCCTCCAAGTGATCTTCGAGATCATGAAGATGAACCTGTTAAAACTGTAGAAGAAACACCAGAACCACCTACACTTAAAATACCGTTTATTGAGCAACCAGTGCCTGCACCCTCTACTGAGGTAGTAGTAACTGCTCTTACAACGGCGGTTGTAGCTGTATCAACAACAACCTTGTCACAGCCTATAATCGAAAGTATTCGTAAGAAAATACAAAAATTCCTACAAGATAAGATTACTAAATGGAGAAAAAACCGGAAGACAAAAAAGGACTCCTCACAAGAATCAAAGAAGGAATAGACGATCATGAAGAACAGATGGTGGTATTGGGGGCGATGGTTCGTCTTGGTGTCGTTATCTGGTCTGGGTTTATCATAACCCTTAATTATGTCGAACTACCCATGGTTAAAAAGAG